GCACACCGCGACAGGCTGAGGACAGAACTGATAGCATCACGGAGGGATAACCGATGAGCGCAGAACGCTTTTACGGCGAGCAGGGATTTACCAAAAAACGGGCTGGTACTGAAGATAATTCAGCCATGTGGATGTTGTATGGCGATGAGGAGTTGATGGCCATGATACATGAACTGGAGTATAAATTCCAACAAAAACTGTTAAAGCAGATTTTAAGGGACGTTGCAAAGAAAACTTTTATATCTGAATTAAGAGCCAAAACACCGAGAGGTAAAACAGGGAATTTATATAGGTCAATAGGCAGCGTTGATGGCAAGGCGCAGAGTAATGCGGTTATATTTGTCGGCCCACGGATGGGCGGGAAGAATAGGAACTGGGAAGGATGGCACGCCAATATTATCGAGTATAACAAATTCCAGTTAAGGTATCCGGGATACGACAAAAGAGCAGGCAAGTTAAGGAAAAGACCGAAAAGACCGGGAACGCCGGGGGGTGAAGGGATAACGGTTCATTCCGGTATAATGACGAGGCCAATGCCGTATTTCCACGACACTTACAAGGAAGTTGCGCCGAGGGCTCAAAAAATGATGATTGATATGGCAAGACAGCGCATAGCAAAGATACACGAGAAGTACGCTAAAAGAACAAGGCCATGAGCATCAGAAAAGCGGTATATGATCTCTTAAACGACACCGAAGCGGATGTTTATCCTTTGATTGCACCCCAGGAAACAACCGATCCCTATGTTGTGTATTCAATGAACCGAACACACAACCGGACGCAAACAGGTATAACCGTTACCGATGTTGATTTGACTTTAGAGATTTACTCAACTGACTTTTCAAGTTGCGTTGTAATGGCCGACACCCTTTCCGCTGCTTTAGAAAACGCATCGGGTACGTATGACACCGAAACGCTGATGGTATGCAACTGGCAGAGCGAGAGCGATGACTACATTCCCGGGGATATGGTTTTTAATATCACACAGGTATATCAATTACGTTTTTCAGTCTAAAATAATAAACTAATAGTATAAAAAAATGGCACTTAGAGGAGATTATTTGATAATCAAAACAAATGTTTACGGGTCGGGCCAGGTCACCAAAACGATTGCTGAAACCAATTCGGTAACGGTTGATTTCTCTGCTGAAGCATTAGAAACCACGTCACAGACAAGCGCATTGAATGCCACGTTCATTGGGGGGAAAGTAAGCTGCACCGTTTCGGGGGATTATCTGTATGCTTCGGATGGTACTAATTTTTCAGAGCTTTTCACCGCCGTAAACGCAGGGACATCACTTGAAGTTGAAGTATTCAGAGATACAACAGCATTCCTAAGGGGCGAGGGCGTTATCACGTCTTTAAGCCTTTCCGGTGGCAATTCCGATCAGCTTGTGACGGGAAGTTATTCGATTCAATGTTCAACAAATATGGCTACATAAAATGGCACTTAGAGGAGATTATTTGGTAGTTAAGGCGAATCACTACGGTTCTGGATCAACGCACCAGGTTATTGCAGAATCAACGTCGTGTACACTTGATTTGTCAGCAGAAGCACTCGAAACCACTTCACAGACGAGCGGACTAAATGCCACTTTTATAGGCGGAAAGGTCAGCGGAACTGTGAGCGGTGATTTTCTTCTGGCTTCAACCGGGACAAACTTTGCCGATCTTTTCAATTCAATGAACGCAGGAGCAAAGGTATCGGTAGGGGTTTACAGGAGTGGAACAAAGTTCATCGATTGCGACGGCGTTATAACATCATTAAGCCTATCAGGTGGTAACTCCGATGCGCTTGCAACGGGAAGTTATACGATTCAGTTAAGCGGTAATCCGGCAACATGATAATTAAGACAAACAGGGGCGATCTACCCGTAAAGTTCGGGTTTAACGCATTGAGCAAGTTCTGTGACTTAACGGGCGTAACTTATGACGAGGCGTTCGGAAGGAAGAAGGGACTGAAGCCTTCGCATATAGCCACGTTCATATACGTCGGGTTCTACTATGGCGCAAAGGCAGAAGGGGTTGAATGCAAGGTTAAGGACGTTGAGGACGTCGGGGACATGATCGACGAGAATCCAGAGGATTTGATTTCACAGGTTATGGAAGCATTTGCCAAGCAAAGTCCGCAGGGGGGCGGGGACAGTAAAAAAAAATAACCTTCGATGAGATCCAGTCCATTGCCTTCGGTGAGATAGGAATGGCGTATGACGACTTCTGGAACATGACTCCGCGAGAGTTCGCCAATGCGTTAGAGGGATACAGGCAGAGAAAGGACAGGGAAACAAAGGAGATGTGGGAGCAGACCCGCGTGTTGGCTTCGCTGATTTACAACAAGCCTGTCTATGGATACAAGATCAAGCACCTCGACAAAGAGAAGCTACTTAGCTTCCCCTGGGACAGCGAAACGAAAGATTTTTCAGAAGAGATTGAAAACATAAAGGAACACAGGAAATGGCTGGAACAGCACATTGGTTGAGTGTATCAATGTCGATGAACAACACCAAGTTCAAGCAGGGGTTGAGTTCATCGCAGAGGGCGTTAACCACATTCCAGAAACAAATGAAAGCCGTCGGGGGAATGATTGCGGGTGCATTCGCCGTCGGGTCTGTTGTTCAATTTGCAAGAACCGCAGTATTAGGACTCGATGCACAAAGAAAAGCCGAAGCAAGTTTACTACAAGCATTATATAATAAAGAAGACGTCACCGCAAGGCTTATAAAACAAGCGTCCGAACTTCAGAAAAAAACACTATTCGGTGACGAAGAAACCATAAGAGCGCAGGCACTTATAGCCGCTTTCGTAAAAGAAGAGGAAACAATAAAAAGAATTATCCCGCTTGTGCAGGATATGGCGGCGGCAAAGCAAATGGACCTTGCAAGTGCTGCCGATCTCGTCGCTAAAACACTCGGGAGTTCAACCAACGCATTATCCCGTTATGGAATAGAGGTAAAAGGATCGGTTGGAAGCATTGAAAGGCTCAACAGTTTGGTTAAGGGTTTAAGCAGTGCATTCAAGGGGCAGGCCGAGGCAATGGCAGAAGCCGACACGTCCCTGACACAATTAAAAAATAAGTGGGGCGATTTCTCAGAGTTTCTTGCTTCAGTTGTAATTGGAATAGGTCCAGCAGTAGAAGACAGCATAAGAGCAATCGGAGTAAAAGAAATAAGCTCATGGGATAAATTTCTTGCGCTATTTAATCAGGCAAAATTAGCCGAAGTTCAGGCAATGGCATACGCCATAAACTCAATGAAGCCGAAGGAATGGGGCGGGGGTTCTGAGTCTATGGCAAAATGGAAAGAAAGACAAACTCCGCAGATTGCACAGGTAAATTCATTTACAGAACTTTTTGAATACGAAACTTTTAATCTTTCAAATTTAGACGGGTTATTTAGCGAACACCTCAACAAGGCAGTCGATTTCTCTGATCAATTAATTGGAAATTTCAACAGGCTTAATGATGAATGGTCATGGGATGTTGCTATTGCAGCAAATGACGAATATGCAAATAAAACAGATTTCATGTTCGATCAGATACGCAACAGCAGCGACAAACTTTTAAGAACATCGTTAAGCATAAATGAGCAAGTAAGCGACTCATTTTCACAACTAACCCAGCAAATAATATCATTTGGTTCTTCGCTCGCTTCATCATTTGGTTATGCTATAGGGATAGGCGAAGATTTTGGGAAAACACTTTCTGAACTTGGTACTATGATATTCGATGCACTCGGTTCGATTATGATAGCCGCAGGTATTCAGACAGGGAACTGGCCGCTTGTAGCCGCAGGGCTTGGAGTAACTCTAATGGGCGGGTTAGCCAAAGGACTACAGTCAAGAATGGAAGCTCGCGCAGAAATGAACGGAAATGTACGATTCGAGATAGAGGGTGATAAGTTAGTAGGTGTAATGGGAAGGTATAACAAGAAAGACAGGTACAGGTAATGGCATTTGCAACCAAATATCAAGTGAGTTATAAAGACCTCGCAGGCAATACCCATACGGTTAATTTACAGGTTGACGGATGGGGCGGGGCGATAACTACTTTTACACCCGGTCCGAACCCGTGCGTTATTGAGTACAACGGATCAGACAGGTATCAGCCTATCGTTGGATCATCCGTTACGATCCAGGTGGTTTATCAATCCGAAGTAGATGATTTGTTTGCGTTAAATTCTCAAGCCATAAAGGTTGTTGTTGATTCGTCTTTGTGGTACGGATTCTTAATTCCTGGGCAGTATTCAAGAATGTTCAACCGCTATAAAGACTATGTAACAATAGTCGCCACAGACCAATTAGCAGCATTAAAAAACATACCGTTCGAGGGTTCAAGCATTCCTTATTATGGAATGGAAACCCAAGCCGCGATCATAACCAACTGCCTATCGAAAACCGGACTTACATTAGACATAGCCGATTCGGTAAATATATTTGAGGACAGCCATACAGAGGGCGGAACGTCAACAGATTCTCCCTTTCACCAGACCTACGAGAATCAATATAAATGGTACAACGAAGGGAACAGCAACTGTTATGATCCGATTGCCGATATATTAAAAACATACGGGGCGCAGTTGTTTCAATGGTCCGGGTACTGGTGGATCAGAAGGGCCAACGCAGTACCGTTTGAACACGAGGTCAGGCTCTGGGACAGCGGGTTATTCGATCCCTATCCGTATCTGACCAAAACCGCCATCACGAATTTTTCCTATCTGCACAGCTCGGGCGAGATAACCAAGATGATGCCTATTGATGAATGTGTTATTATTTCAGACATAGGAAGGAAGAAAAATATGCTCATAAGCGGTGAGTTTGAGGACTTCATGTGGGCCGGGGCAGGGAGTACAAGCGACGGCACTCCAATTGGATGGTCTACATCAAGCACACCGGAATACGGTAACGGCGGTAACTGCTTATCAGTCGGGCAGAACTATTCTAATACAAAATATCTATCACAAAGAATTGAGATAGGCCAGCCAGAAAAAATAAATATCTATCTCAAATATCACGGAACGGTAGGCGCATCGAATACGGTTAATCAAATACATATAGGGGTATTATTATCCTATTCAGATGGTGGCGGCACTCTTTATTACTTGGATGAAACAAACGGATGGGGTACTGTAGCCACAACATACGAATGGACCGAAAGGACAACTGGGACCGACGGAGCTGGGGATTTTGAAAACGAGTTTTCTTTATCGCTTGACGTTCCTGTATCATATTGGGCAACTGAAACATCGAGGGCATTAACCATACGGGTTTACGAACAGGAGGCCGACGGTGCTGCAAGTTTATTCTGGGATGAAATAAACGTAACTATAGAAAGCGCAGTATTCTCAAAGAACGGCATTGATCTTCCTTTTAATAACACAACAGAAAGTTTCGCTTATCGGTTCGGATTGATTAAAAAACCGAACATTAAACTAACATTAGAAAACGTAAAGAAATACTCTCAGGTTAATTCGGGAACTTACTACAATAAATTAGAAGAAAGCATAC